CCATCAAGACCATTCGGCCATGCATTTACGAAAGTAAATCTAACCTGAGGATTTTTATTATTATCAAGTATAGTAAGTACAGCATCTGATTTATCAGTACTAGTTGTTACTGATACATTTGGATTACCAGCTTCTGGGCTTCTTAACGCCATCATCCAGTCATATACTTCTTTGTAATTATCCAGATTTTCATCAACTAAAAACTCAATAGATAAATCATCAAAACTTAAATTGCCGCCAACTTCTCTGTATATAGCTCTACCCATATCTAAATCAGTTGAATCCATTGATATTGCTGGTATTGGTGCCGCCTGACAGAAATATTGTACTTTAGGTGCTTTAGCAAATACTAATAAGAAATTAGTCTTGCCTGCTAGTGATTTATCGTATGTTGCCATTATAATATCCTCTTTATATTAACTATTTATAGGCATAAAAAAGCCTCGTAAAACGAGGCTTTTGTATTTCTATATAAAAACTCTTAGAAGTTAGCTAGAGTAAATGTAGAGAAGTAAGGATTAAGTCCAGCTGAGCTAGCTAAATCTGCATTTGAAGTTACACCGTTAGTAGCGTGAATAACTGCGAATGGGTTAGCAGCAAGTCCGTAACGAGTCTTGAAACCGATACGAGGAGCGAAATCTTCTTCACCAGTTGCTCTCATGAACTGCATTGGTACATATGGGCAATAGAAACCACCAGCGTCATAGACGTTAGCACCTTTATATCCAAGTACACAGAATTCAGAAGCAGCGAACGGGTCCATGAATACCTTGAATTGTCCATTAAGAACACCAAGGAATGAAGGTCCATTTGCAACATCAGGAATTCCCAGCTCAGAACCATCGTTATTCAAGTAGTTCATTCTACCAGCTTCAGCAATATACTGAGCTACGTTAGGTGAACATAGAATCCAGTTAGCTCGTCCACGACGTGTCTTAACTGCAATAGTAGAAGCTTGACGACCGATAAATTCAAGAAGTTGCTTAGCTTTCTCAGCAGTCCATCTTCCATCAAAACCAGTAGTTGACATATCAACGATTGCGCCAGTACCAACAGCTGTTCCATTATATGTAACGTTAGCTGAATCTATTGGAGTAGCCTGTGCTCTAATAGTACCAACAATCTCTCTGTCAATTTCTCCAACAATTTCATTAGATAGTAATGAAGAAAGTTCAGTTTCAGCATCAATACCATGAATTGCTTTAAGATCTTGAGCAAGTTCTTGTGTGTAACGTGCTTTCAATGCTCGAGATTTAACTTCGACAGTTGCTTTGTCGATAGTGAATCCCATTTCCTGCCAAGGATTATCTTGAGCAATAGGAGCATCAACTGTAGCACCAGTAGATGTAGAGTGATCACCAACACCAAGAGCTTCAGCAGCCGCAGTAGTCATACTACCAGAGAATGTTTTACGGTCTTCAATAGTTTCATGTGAACCATCTTCAAAAGTAGCATCAGCTTCAGTAGCAGTTTTAACACCAGCAGCATCAATTGCAATCTTATGAGTTCGCATTGCGAAGATAAGACCAGTAGGTCCACTCATAGGTTGAACACCAAGCATTTGATTACCAACCAATACAGGTTGAGTTCTACGAATCATATTGATTAATAGAGGATCGAATACTTTAGTAGTCGGAGTATTACCTTGTCCAGCAATACCAGCACCGTCAGCACTGATTGTTGGATCAGCTTCTGATAATAGTACGTTTTGTGTATTTTCTAAAAGACGGATAGTATTATTACGAGTAACGTTATCCTTGATTGGGTCCATACCTTTACATTCGTCAAGGAGCTTTCCCCATTTGTTTTTAGTTTCTTCAGTTAACATTTGCATTTTCGTGTTTCCTGTTATTTTTGTAATCGAAAATATATTTAATAATATTTATAAATTTTAAAAATTCTATTTTAGATATTAGATGCTCTGGCTATCAGATCATCCCATTCTTTAGAAATTACAACATTATCTATATTATGTTGTGATTCGTTAATAGAGCTTTCGTCTTTGTCAGCGGGGTCCGCTTTCTTGAAATAAGACTCTTTAAGAGACTGGGCCTTTGTTTCAAATTCTGTTAAATCATCAGAAGTAACATGCTCAACTAGTGCAGCAAATTTTTCTGCTTGATTTGCAGATAGACCTTCAGATAATTTTAAAACAATCTTATCTTTAGTCTGTCCTTTATTCTCTGCCATTAAAGTAGAGTTAGCTTCAAGTTGTGTATCCAGCTTTTCTTCCAGAGATTCAACTTTATTAGCAAGACCTTCAAGAATGTCGTAACGACCTTCAGGTACTTCAATGTAATGTTCTGTAAATAGACCTTTAAGACCTTCAAGGAACTCATCGTTCATTTCGTTCTTCAGCCCGTTTTCGATAGCAATTTCATTATCGCCCATCCATTCAGTAACTACATAGTCCAGGTAATCATTAACCTGTGTTTGTAGAGACTCTTCAAGTTTTGCAACTTTCTTTTCAGAGATAGTTTTATAATGAGATTTAGCAGATACTGCAAGTTCTTTAACTTTAGCAGATACTGCAGCTTCAAAAATAGTAATAGTTTTTGTTTGATACTCTTCAGATAGTTCTTCACCTTCAAAAAGTGCAGAGCGATCTTCTTCAGTAAGACTCACAGAATAATCAAGTTCTAAAGACTCATCCATATCTTCTTCGTCATCAGATTCGTCTTTTTTGTCTTTATCACATGCTTCGTCGACTTCTTCTTCGTCATCGTCGTCCATACCAGAATCGCCTTCTTCGTCGATAGCATCTTCGTCATCATCGTCAGATACATCAGGCTTTTCTTCGTCAACAGACTCGTCGTCTTCTTCGTCTTTTTCTTCGTCAACAGCTTCATCATCGTCAGTGCCATCTTCGTCATCATCTTCTTCGTCATCAGATTCTTTCTTAGCGGCTTTCTTTTCAACAACTACGTCGTCTTCGTTAAATTTGATTTTTCCTTCACTAATCATTTTATCGACTTGTTCAACTGTCATTAGATTTTCAGCATCTTCAGATACGTAAATCTCAGCAGTTTCATTATACTCGAATAAAACATCAGTTTCAGGACATTTGAACTGTTTGAGTTTCATTATTTGTAGCTCCCAAAATGGTTTTTATATAGTTCTTATATTATTTATTATTATCTTTATTTCTATTTTGATAATAGATCCATAAACCCAGTGAATATCTCTAGTTTATGTTCTTCAATCAATTTAGCATCTTTGGCAGCAAGTTTTTGAATATCTTCAACTTTTTGCTCAACGAGTATACCACCGTCGCCATATACCCATTCAGTTCCTTCAATAATACCTTGAACGAATGCATCTGGTGCCGAAGGATCAGATACTATATCCGCAACAGCAGAAATAGTGTAATCTTCTTGTACAACATTAACACCTCTTATTTCTTTAATTGAACCAAGGCCACGAGAAGATACTGCAAGTTGTACACCATCATCTACTAAACCTTTACATAGTTCACCTAAAGGTGTTGAAAGTAATTTTGATTTGCCAATATAATTATTACCTTCTTTTATAAGAGATACAGTTTTAATAGCTGCTCTTTCATAATTAATAGAAGGCGAAGGCGGGTGATTTAATTCGCCTAATGCTCTATTAGCAGTAATCAATGGCATATAAGCTTCTACTGCTTTATCCAATACTTCCATTGGATATTTACGTTTATTACCATTTACTACTTCACCTTGAAGATATATACCTTCAATAAAATAGTTTTTCTTGCCAGAGTCTTTGGCTTCAAGGATATGTGTGTTAGCTTCAAATAATTCTGTTATAAGCTTCATTTTATATTCCTATTTTGTAATGCCCTTCGCCATTGCAGCACGTTTTGTTGCCATAGCTTCAGCTGATTTTCTTTGTAAAGCAGTTTCAATATATTCTTTGAATTGTGCTTTTTTATTAATTAGATTAAAAAACTTCATATTAGTTCACCTTTTAAAAATCATCATCGTTGTCAGATTCATCTGGTATAATACCTTCTGCTTTCTCTTTCTTGATTTGATCCATTGTTTGTTTAATTTGTTTATCACTTCTACGTAAGAATTCTTTATGTACTTGTTCAACTGAGAAAAACTTACCGACATACTCTTCAACTCTTTGAAGGGCTTCAAGTCTCAGACTCATTAATTCTGCTTGTTTTATCTCAGCAAAATGAGCATCCTCATTATAATCAACTCGTAAGTTAGCTCGTTCGTCGTTCCACTCTTCTAAAGTAAGAGTTCCATTCAATACAACTTCTGTTTGTAATAAATCAATAAATAATTCATTGAATCGTCTTCGTAGTTTTTCAACATAACGATTGAATTTTAATTCATCACGAGTAATCTCAGCGCCTCTACCCATAACGAATGTACTATTAACATCTAATCTTGATAGAGGTATATGCATCGCTTGATAAAGTTTCTTTCTGAAATATTCTACGTCATCCATTTCACCAAGATTTTGTCCACCAGATAAAGTATCAACTTCAGTACCTCTTCCGCCGTCACGACGTGGTAACCAAATATCTTCTAACATAGAACGAACATTTGTGTTCTCTGTCATTTTACCTGTAATAGAATCATACGTAACGTTATTTTGGTGTTTAGCTATAATAGACTGCATGTATTCTTCTGCTTTAGTCTTAGGTAATTCACCAACATCAATATAAAATATTCTTCTTTCAGTAGATCTAGTTATTCTGTAAATAACTGTATAATCTTCTAAAGCTGTTAATTGATTATAAGGCTTTGAAGCAGTATGCATTGGCGATAAAATATTACCTTCCAAATCATAATCACCAGAAGGAACGAATGTCATTGCATCTTTTTTGATTACAATAGGATCTGCTTCATGTGCAAGTCCACTTCCTCTATTGGTTTCACCATGTTTTTTATCTTGGAAAACAAAATATTCTACTTTCTCACCAGTATCAATATCAATTTCTCGTACGAATTTAACATTTCTTGGATCTAATATTCTTATTTCACTAAGCCCAGTAGAAGTATCTTTGCGGATATCTTTATCTTCATTCTTATCAGGCGTGATTTTATAAACATACATTCTGCCATCGACATACCATCGTTTAAATATATCTTGACATGTTATATTAAAATCTAACAAACTTACTACACGATCAAAAGCTGAGAATATTTTGTTTTTAATTTCAGCTGATAATTTAGAATCTTCCATGCTAATAGAAACTACTGGCTCACCAGTATCATTTACAATAGCTTCATTTACTATATCTTCTAATGCATCATTAACTGTACCGTCCATAGCCATTGTACGGTACAGGTTAATTAATTCAACAGTATTATCATACTGTGCAGTAAAATCAATGCCACCATTAAGACTCTGTCCATGTGCTAAGCCTCTGCTCTTTTCTAATTCAAGAGCACCGTCTTTAGCTTCTTCACGAACTTTACCAACTTTAGGTGTTATTGGACCTTTGCTGCCTTTGGTTATATTAAATCCAAAAATATCTACCATAATTTAATTCTCTATCACTTATACTTTTTCAAAGTAATCAATTTCAAATGTTATCTCTAATTCAACTGGCTCAGAACCACCGTCCCAACTCAATTCAACAGCAGGAACAGAGCTAGGCCACATTCCTACTAATTTATAAGAAATGCCATCTGTACCATCGCGTTTGACAGTAGTTATAATTGCATCTTCTTTTATAGTCGATAGATCACCACTTGAAACATTTTCAGTTGTGTGATTTATCTTATTTGCCCAATCATATAACTTGGTATGTAAATCGTAATCTTCATCAAGTAGTACAGTTGTTGTCCAAGCTTCGTATTCCCTGTCACCAGGTATCTTAACTTTTCTTCCCATATAAGGTACTTCAATCGGAGCGATTGTTGTACCAGGTAATGAAGAAGCTTTACATCTGAATGCGAAATTGCGTCCATCGATGCCTTGACCGTTCAATTGTACTTTGAATAAACTATTACGTGCAAGTTCATTGAAAGAGCTTTTAAAATCGTTAATATTCATCTTTTATATTTTCCTATTTTAATTATACAAGAACTTCGTCAAAAGAAACACCAGATGCGACAGCAGTAAATGTTAAGTTAATATAGTTAATTGATTTATTAGGCTTGATTAGAATAGTAGCTCTAAACTCATTAGCGTCAATAACTTGTGGAGTATTAACTGTTTCATCAGCAACTACTGAGAAATCTGTAACACCTCTTCGTGACTGAACATCTCGTAAGAATGGAGTAATAGTCTGTACGAACCTAGCTCTTGTGAATTCATCATTGAATTCAAATAAGTTGTACTTAGCAGCATTAGCAATTGATTTTTCAAGAACGATGAATAATCTACGAACATTGATTCGATCAAATGCTGATGATTTAGTCTGTAAAGTCTTATCACCGAATAAAATAGTACCTTCACCAGCTTCTGTAATAATAGGATTAATATTATTAACATACATATCGTCACGATTTGTTTTACTAGGATTAAATGCTAATTTAGTAACACTCTTTATATGACCACGATTATATCCAGCCATTGACCACCAAGCATCATTAGTTTCATCTGTTAATGCAGCAAGTCCAGCCATATCACCGTTTAATGGTACCCATCTAAATACATCATTATACTTATCATATTGGAATTTATAGTTTCCATCCATGAATGCATATGAACTAGAAGGTAATAAGTTTCTATCAGTAATCATTGATGTTACTGGAGTAGCACTTTTAGGTCCTGCTTCTTCAGGAGAAACAAAAGCTACACAATCTTTTCGAGATTCAGCTACATGTTCTATAATATAGTTAGCAACTAATTTAGCCGCATCGCCTGCTTTAATTCCACCTTCCATTAATAATGCAACATCTGACTCTTCAGCTGAGATAAATTCGGCCCAACCACTAATTTGTTCAGAAGTACTAGTTGCAACAACTAAACCACCGGTTAAAGTAGCAGCTGAATCAGTTCCAGATATAACTAAAGAACCTTGGAAAGCAAATGTGATATCAGTCTGTGCAAATTCTAATCTCTGAACAAGTACTAATGTATTTAAATCATTAACTGATTCAACATCGTATGTTCCAGCATTTAATCCACTTAATGTAATCTGGTCGCCTGCAACAACAGTAGCCGTTACAAAATCCGCAATGGCAGAAGTGAATATTTTAGAATTAGCAGTTGAAATACCATCAGCCTGTCCAACACCTGTTACAGCATTTCTAGTTCCAGATGATATAACTGAACCAGAGACATAAAGATATGCAGAATTTCTTTCCATTGCAGTTTGTATATAATTATTTTGTCCGTAACCATCTTTACTATCTGTAGCTACACTAAGCTCGAATACTTCTTTTACATCAGTCACACCACTTTTAGTTAAAGTAACAACTACAAAAATGTCATCTCTGCTCGTTGACATACAGAAACACCAATATCATTACCATATGCGCCAGCATATTTAGCAATCCATGATTGGTCTGTCCAGACAGTATAATCAATATTGTCTGTGTTATCAATTAATATAGCTGTACCATCTGATGCATTTACAGCAGCAGCATCTACAACTCGAACAGCTTTAAGATTTTTTGAATATGAAAGGAAATTGTAAGCAGTGAACCAACTTTTATAATTATTATCATCAGGTTCACCGAAGGTAGTTACTAGACCTTCTTCGTTTGAAACTGTAATCTTTTTATTAGCTGGACCCCACTCAAAATCGCCAACCACAGCACCAATTGAAGAAGCGACACCAGATACAAATGTACTTAGGTCCTTTTCAATGATATTTACACTAGGGCTTAAATTGAAGGCCATGTTCTCTATCCTCTTATTTTGTACTATTAGAAAATCATTATTATTATTTATAATAACTATATATTATGACATAAAACCTTTATCATGTGAGCCATCAATATATCCATTTTGTTGTAGCTGATATCGCTCTGAATTCATTGAATCTCTTATACCATCATCAACCATAGGTAACGGCGCTAGTGATTCTAAAATCTGTTCAGCTGCATACTCATTAAACTCTTTTCGGAAATCTCGATCTAATAAATCTTTGTATGCTTCAGTATTACAATAATATGCAAAATTAACAAGGCCCATTACTAAATCATCTGTTCCAATATCAGCAGCATAAGAATCACCTTTAACTTGGAAATGGTACATCTCGTCAATAGTTTCTGATGTTGATACT